AGCCAATCCTGTCACTCGTTCCACGCAGTAAAGGCTCTGGCATCGCCCAAGTTGTGATTAAGAAATTAAAGTTCTAAAGACTATTGCATATTTCATTGAAAATGAGTATCTTTGCACCGTCAAATTAAAAGATTATGGAAAAAAAGATACTTTGTATTATACGAGCCAGCACCGAACAGCAAGAAACGGAATCCCAAAAGAAGGAGCTGGTAGCCTACTGTATTACCAAAGGTTTTGCAGTAGAAGAAATGGCATTTATAGAAGTGGCTGGTGCTTCTGCTAGGAAACTGAATAAGAAATATATTCAGATGTTAGAGGATATAAAGGCTACTTTACTATCCAGTCCTACTATTAAGGCTGTAGCTATATGGCACTTAAACAGACTAGGACGAGTAGAAAGTAAGTTACATGAAATGAAGGAGTTTTTTGTATCTCATAAAATACAAGTATATTGCAAGAATCCAGACTTTACTTTACTGGATGATGAAGGTAATGAAAGTGCTGCTGGTGGTCTAGCCTTTTCTATCTTTTCTGCTACTGTTAAAATGGAAACTGATGAAATGTTTGCCAAAATGAATAGAGGAAGAGAGCGAAATAGGGCTAATGGAATCTTTGCTGGTGGTAAAATCAAATTCGGATATACTTTAGATGCAACAAAGCACTTTATTATAAATGAAAATGAAGCAAAGACTATCAGACTTATATTTGAACTCTATGCCACTGGTAAGTACAGCTTCTATACCTTAGTAGAGGAACTAAGAGCCAGAGGTATCACTAAAAACGGTCAGAAGATAACCTATGAAATGATACAGAACGCTCTAGCAGATGAAGCCTATTATAAGGGTATAAATGGGAAGATACCTTTAATAGATAAGAAACTGTTTGATAAATGTGCTGCTATCAAAGCTAATACTGTAGCAGTTAAAAGGACTAAGGAAAGTAGAAATATAAACTTTGCTGTAGGACTTCTAAAGTGTAGCTGTGGCAATAACTTTATAGCTAGTGGGGACTTCTATAGATGCTATTCTAAGATGAACAACAATAGAAAGAAGAAGGTAGTAGAATGTGATGCCCCTACTATTAGAAGGGACGTTCTGGATGATTTGCTATGGTTAGTTACCAGACCTCTGCAACAAAAGTTCTTAATGGAAAAGGACACTGTAAGTATAGAAGAACAGAAGGATAAGATAAATGTACTTACTGTAAAGGTATCTACAGCCCAGAAAGAACTATCTGATATTAAAGGGAGAAAGGAGAAGCTGGAAGATGCCTATTATGTAGATGGTAGTATGACAGAAGCCCAGTTCAAGAAAAGACTGGCTAGCCTACATTCTAAGGAGCTACAGACAGAATCCCAAATAAGGAACTATAAGCTAGAAATAGCTGATACCCAAAAGATAATTGAGCAGATAGAACTACCTACTAATGATAGATATTTTCAATCTCTTATATTATCTGATTTAGATGATAATGAGCCAGAGCATAGAAAGAAGATTAAAGAAATGATGTTTGCTAACATTGATAAGGTTACTGTAAAGAAGCTGATGAAAGGTAATCATAAATGTGTAGAGATAACTATCACTTCTAAGGCAAAGCTATCTTTTGTATTCCTCTATGATTCTTGGCTAAACTCACACAGAAAAGGAGAATGTAACGTATTCTATGCTAATAAGCCAGTGTATTATATAGACGGACATATTATCAGACAGAATCCAACTGTAAGAAATATGCTATACCAGAAGATAGGGCTACCAGAGCTTACTAATAAAGAAATAGGTGAAGCTGCTATAAGGTATGCAAAGTTACCAGAGCCACCTTTTGTAATAACATTTAAAGCCCCAAACATACCACACAATCATAAATAAACATAAAATCCAGCCTAAAAAGCTGGATTTTTGTATTATAGTTGTATTTTTGTATTTTAAATAATTAAATTAGGTTTAATATGGGATTTTTCAACTTGTTCAAAAAGAAAGAAGTTATAGAAAAGCCAGAAATGAGCTTACCAGATGTAGAGAAGGTTACTATACCATTCCCTACTAAACCTAGTGCTATAGATTATTCTGGAATGATAGAAGATGTTAGGGCTTATTTTGGTAAACTCTATAAGAGTAATAACTATTCTTTCTATAACTATAATACGCTTCATATTTCTGTTAAGGTTGATGTTTATTTTGGCTATACTAAGTATAATGGTCAAACTAACAGAAACGGTATTAAGGCTGTTGATTTGTGCTTACCAGACGATTCTGTATTAGCTACCCTAGATAGAAGCCTATGGAAACGGTATGATAAAGAAATAGGTACTGATAATGTCAAGTGGCTAGGCTATAGTGATGGTGAAAGCATCCGTATTACAGTCTTTAAAGATAAGGTATCAGAAGGACTAGTAACCAACCTTCTACAAAATTTTGGTGAATGGATAGCAGATGCTAGCTGGTCTAGCCAACTTTATAAGATAGCAGAACAGTTAAACCTAGATTCTGGTGAATTTGAGTATAAGAAAAAAGAAACTGGTAATGGCTATGAATACTACTATAATAATAAGTATATGTTAGCTGGTGTTTCTCACTATGTGGCAGCTCCATTTGTTTCACTAGGATTTGCTAAACCAGAGCCAGATAACACCTTTAATAGTAAAGCTGTAGCTATTTATACTGATAAAGGAGTAAAGGTAGGTTATATTTCAGAAAAGGAACTAAATAAATTCCATACTGAAAACACTGGTATCATTCCTATAGTAATGGAAGCCCACTATTATAAAGATAAGTTATATGGCTATCTTTATACCTTTACTAACAATAAAGAAGAATATCACTATATAAGAAATCAGTTTGAAAAGCTATTAGAAAATTTAGAACTTTAAATAGATGCCAATATGAGAAAATTACTGTTATTTCTAGTTATGCTTACAATCAATATTGTGAGCTTTGCACAAAATAGCGAGCCAGAGAAGGCTAAACCTATGACAGATACAGAAATAGTCCGCAAATGTGCTATTCTTGATGTCGAAGGTAAATATTATGAGAATGTTACTGTAACTATCAAGTCTAATCAGCCAGATTTTTTCTTTACTGATAAGTACAAAGTTAAAGTTACTGTTACAGATGCTTCTGGTTCTAAAGTTTGGAATAAGACTTTTAAAAATGCATTTCTGTATGTTTTTCCTAATGGACAAATCCAAGTAGGTAAGCCTAATTTTGACAAGTTAGTTATAACTAAATCTAGTCCTACTGGTGATTGGATAGGAATGGTAAGAGAAAAAGAAGGAGTATATTAAATAGAAAAAGCCAGCCTAGATTAATAGGTTGGCTTTTTGTCTTCTAATGCTGTTAAATCAGAATAGTTATTAGCATGATGATTGTAGCTAATATTGCTACTTTACCAGCTAGTAAAATATCTACTTCTGTGACTTCTAAAATAGGCTTGTTATCTATAAAATTCACTAGCATTCTAACTAGTAAATGAAGTATTATCATTACGTTAAATATAAATAAGGTGTATATCATTTTATTCTTTTCCAGATTCCGTTAACTTTCTAAAAATGTGCTGCTAAATCTTTAGATACCTCTATAATCAATCTAGGGATAAACTATCTATTTGAACTGTTGTTATTTGGTAGATACTTATTATATGGCTTTATATCACCATGCTTAATCATCCTAGCTAGTTTCACCACATTATATATAAATATATCATCCCCAAAGATGTTAATGAACATGGCTATATCTTTATTGTCTGCTAGTAAAGCCTTAATCTTATGTACTTCAATGATGTGTGTAGGGTATTTGATAGCACTAGCATCCCTATTCTTTATTTCACCAGCAGCCTAGATATTCCTTCCATCTTTACTAGTGCATTTGATGTGTAAATCTATATCACAAAATTCTGCATCTGTATAATCTATCTACCAGCCTATCTAATCTGCTAATGTCTGAAATATGTTTCTACCTTTTCTTTCTGATTCTTGTGCATTTGGATTGTAAATCATAATGTTTTATTTTTAAAGTTTGTTACTGTTGTATCTGATTAATAAGGAGTATCTAATGAATGGTTAATCTATGGTATCATCTGAGTGCTATAAGTGGTACTGATTGAGTGCTATGACTATTACTTATGGCTATTAATCTGAATCATTAACTATAGAAGCTGTAGCTGATTCTTCTTAATCTCATATATCATAGCTTCTAAGTTTTCCAGTTTAGTGTATAGTTCTTTGTTTTCCATGTTATGTGTAGTTAATAGTTTATAGTGTTATCTGATTATCTTATTTAAAGATGCACTTTGTTCTGTATATCTCATAGCCTTTAGTTACTTTGCCTTCTATTCTTTTAGATGTGGCTTTGCAGTCAAAGTAGCCTTCAATATCTGTAGCTTTGGCTTTTCTGATGATGCCTAGTGTTTCATAGGCTTTAGCTATATTTGCCTTTAATTCAGCACTACTAATAAAGCCAATGTGAATGTAATCATTCAGGATTTTAGCTACCTTATATTCATTACTGTTATCTTTGTTCTGGTTTAACAATGCTGTTTCTATAGCTTTCTTCACATATTTAAGGCTTCTTACTTTGTCTTCACCTAGCTTACTATAAGCATCTACTATTAAAGGCTGAATGGCTGCTAGGTGGTTCTTTGCTTCTTCATCCAGGCAATAAGGATTCTTAGAGAGTTCTGCATACTTTAAAAAGGCTTCTTTGAATGACATCTTTTTACCAGCACTTTTCAATGTGCCTTCCAGTTTCTCATACATAGGATCAGTAGTTAATATACCATTTTCATTATAATGTTTCACAATAGAGATTCCATTCTTATAAATGCTTTGTTCTAACTTTATTGTGTATAAATCTAGCTTTACTATCATTTCATCTAAGTAATATTTGCCATCTTTATCTTTCTTCACATATTCCTGATTAAATAGTCTATCTGAATTTGTTGGGTTATCATTAACAATCTCAATAATCTTATTATCTCTTTCTACCTCTTTATTTGTTCTTTCTACTATTTCTTCATAGCTGGTATCTAAATCTAGGTTTCTTCTTCCAGTAGTATTAAATATATGAACTAAGAAGGTTCTGAAAGGATTTGTTTCAGTTCTGATTCTACCTGCTATCTGATAAATATCTGTAGATATATCTAAAAGGGTATTAGTGTTAGAACTGTTGCTAACCACATAACAGATTCCAGTTTCACTAAAGTAATCAGCACCTTCAAATGATTTTGATGTGATGAATGTGAATGGTTTATTTTCACTTTTGCTATTGCTTATGCTATATCCTGCTAATGTGGTTCTATTCTTATCAGTATCAGCACATACTATCTTTACTTCATCATTAGTTAATTCACAATATTGTAAGATGCTAGCTATATCAGTAACACTATTGATAAAGAAGAAAGCTTCATAGCTTTTGTTACCATTCATAGAAACAAATCCATCCTTCTTATAAGCATTAATGATGTTTGCAGCTTTCAGGTATGGTTTATTTGTTCTTTCTAGAATCACTTTTAAGTTATCTGTTTCCTTCCATTCAGCTTTGATTTCTTCAATACCTTCCAGTGCTTTAGGGGTAAATTCTGGAGAAATAGGAGTAGCAGACATAAAGCAGTAAGATTTATATTTATTGTAGCAGTTGAGAACACCACCAATAGCCTTATATCTGTAGCTATATGCCTTTAAAAGTATGTGATATTCATCAACCAATAGCTAATAATCACTAGGATTCAGGTAGCTTTCAAGTGCAGCCAGCTTATCATAGGTACACATTATTTTCTTTGTTCCTGATGTTGCTAGATACTCTTTAAGCTGTTTCTTTGCAGAATAGCTAAAGATGCCAAACAATCCAAATACAGACTGTTTTCTACCATCTATAGGGCTGGTTAATACAGAAGCACCAGCTTCATTCAATCCAGTTTTATTAACTATCAATTCAGTAGTAGGTACTGCTATCACATAATTGATATTATTAAAAAGGGCTACTGTAGTACCACCACATCCAGTAATTACTTTGTTAAAAATGCAGTTCTTTGGTAAATCATACATATTAAGTTTACCATTAGTTGAGTTAATTGTTAAATGTTTCATTTTTCTTCATGGCTAAAATTGTTACAAGCTGTTTATCTAATATATCTTTAAAATCATCTTATTTTGTCGAAAATCCCGATAGTGTAACTTTTTTTGAGTTGTCCTATAGGTATTTTTTCAAAAAATTGGTTACATCAAAAACCAAAGAAAAGGGCTATATTTCAAGCCCTATTTCCCTGCTAGTAACAAATCCTCTAAAAATTAATCATTTACGACAAAAAATCCATGACAGTGTTTTCCTCTTGCTTTCTGGACAATTATATATATAATTTTTGGCTACTCAAAATAAAAAATAAACTTTTTTAAAAATCAGTCGGGATTAGCCCTTTTTGGGGATCTCTTTATCCTGCATGATGCTGGGAATGTAGGTTAGCCATGTGAAGTGCCGTTTTTGTGAATATCTGCATGGCACTGTTTACAGACAGCCAGCAGATTATCATAGTTATAAGCTACCTCTATTCTTTTATCCCCGAAATAGTTAAGAAATGAATCTTTATGATGTACGTCGATAGCAGCTTTTACTATACCCTTTGAAAGACATACTTCACAAAGTGGATGCTGCATTAAATAGGATAATCTTAGCATTTTCCATTTCTTACTTTGATAGATTTCCTATCTTTCTTTTCTTTTTACTTGCTTTATTTTGTTCTTTGCGCTTTTTCTCAGATATGGCATATTTCTTAATGGATTCTATTAGGTTATTAGGTTTTATCTATTGTATGGGTGCTTCTTTCTTTTCTTCTTTGGGCATTATATCATCTGTATAATATTCCACTTTAGTTTCTGCATAGTTATAACATTTATCATCCCTTTGATATTCACCTTTTAGCTAGTTGAAGGCTTTGATAAACTAATCTATGAAATCCTATTCTGGATTATACTTTCTGGTAAGCATTAAATAGGCATCATTAAAAGTAGCTTCATCATCATCTACTTTAACTAGCCTACTATGCAAGTATCTATAATGTTTGGTGATAGCTTCATTAACCATATAGTTATACTCAGATTTATCCAGATTATTCTGTTTCCTTCTATATTTGCTCCAGTTGTAAATCATTATAACTACTGATTAAATTATCTATTGCGTATCTAACTAATGTGCTTCTTTTTATGCCTAACTTTTCACTGATTAAATCCAGTTGTGTTTCCTGATAAGGTGTGATTCTTACAGATACTCTAGTTTCTTTCTTTGTTATTTTCATGGTTTGATTAATTATTAAGTTATACCTAATTATATACATAAAATTTTGAACTCAAAAATATTGTGAGACATTTTTTATTTGTGTGACAAAGTACTGGATATTAGTAGAAAAAGAAAAAATCAGATAATTATACAGACTAAAATTTAAGTAGAATGAACAATAATTTTAAAATACCTACAGACATTGAGAAAGAAGCTAAGGATTATATGAAAGATGTGATTCTTATGCTTGAAGATAATTCACTGATGAAGGATGTAGATAACGCTGCTTTAACTATGTTGGCAAGAAATTACAGTATGTTTATCAAAGCTAGCAAACAATTAGAAAAAGATGGTTTAACAGTAGTTTCTGATAGGGGTAATATTGCGCCACACCCAGCCATTAAGATAGCTAAAGATGCTTAGATTCAGGCTATGAAGGTGATGGAAAAGTTTGGACTAACAGCTAAAGATAGAACTAAGATAGCCAAATTAAATAGTGGGGATAAGGAACTATCACCCCTGGAGTAGTTTGTTAAGAACAGTAAGGAGGTTAGATAATGACAAAGCTAAAGAAGACTGCTATATTAGATGATGATGGTAAGATTATAGGCTATGAAGCCAAAGTCAAAAACATCTAGATAAGAGTTTGCAAAAAGTCAGATGCAGACCCTATTATTATTGCTAATCACTACAGCCACAAAGTAACTAGAAACAGCTTTCTATCTTTCTTAGTTTATTATGAAGGCAAAGTATCAGGTGCTTTACAAATTGGCTATGGTACTAATCCTAGAAAGAAGGGAAACTATAATCCTGATGAAGTTAGGGAGTTTGATAGAATGTGGCTTAGTGATGATATGCCTAAATTCAGTGAAACTATAACTATATCCCTGCTGCATCATTATTTAAAGAAGGTGCATCCAGAGATTAAGCATTTAATTAGTTATTCAGATAATAGTAGCGATGTAGGAAATGAAGGTACTATTTATAAAGCTGCTAACTATAGGCAAATAGATAAGATTAAGTCTGATTTCTACATATTGGAAACTGGTGAAAGAGTGCATCCCATAACTATGTGGCATAGGCATGGAACAAGAAAATGGGCATTCTTATAGGAGCATTATCCCAATATAAAGAAAGCTGATGGTTATTAGATTAAATATGTATATGATTTATGAAGCCATACTATAAATATGTGGATGATGTACTTAGTGGCAATGTTATTACTGGTGCTAATATCTAGTTAGCCTGCTAGAGATTCTAGGAGGATTTAAATAGGGATGATTTAGAGTTTAGGGAATCAGTAGTAGATAGGGCTATTAGCTTTATAAGTACAATGAAGCACTTTAAGGGAAAAGCATCTGGTTAGAACTTCATTCTAGAACCGTGGTAGCAGTTTGTTGTAGCTAATATAGTTGGCTTTTACTGGAAGGGAACAAATGATAGAAGATATTCCAGTAGTTATATTGAAGTTTCTAGAAAGAATGGAAAAGCATTAAGTTTAGATACCCCTATACCAACACCAAAAGGGTGGACTACTATGGGTTAGATAGAAGTTGGTGATGAAGTTCTAGGAAGGGATGGATAGCCTACTAAGGTAACATTTGTAACACCAATACAATATAACCACCAGTGCTTTAAAGTTTCTTTTGAAGATGGAGAAACAGTAATAGCAGATAAAGACCATAATTGGTATGTAAGAGATAAGAGCAATAAGGAATTTGTAGCTACTACTGAATAGATATAGCCTAAATATAAAAGAGAACGTAAAGATGGAAAAGGCACAGAATATTTATATAGAGTGCCTATGAATTTAGCTATAGAACTACCTGCTGCAAATTTACCAATAGACCCTTATGTACTAGGTTTATGGTTAGGTGATGGTATTAGTGCCAAACCAGCCTTTACAGTACATTAGGATGATTTAGCTATGTATGACTATGTTTCTTCTATATATGGCTAGTATAAGGTTTATGTAGATAAAAGAAACACTAAAGTATATACAATTTCTTGGGCTGGTGATAAGGGTTAGGATAATTCTTAGTTAAGGCATTAGCTAGTAGAATTAAACCTATTAAATAATAAACATATACCTGATGCTTATCTAAGAGCTAGCAAAGAACAAAGATTAGCACTGCTTTAGGGATTGATGGACACAGACGGCACTGTTAACAAAAGTGGACAATGTGAATTTGTCTAGAAGAACACATTAATAGCTGATGGCATCTGTGAATTATTAGCTAGTCTAGGTATTAAATACACAAGAAAAGTAAAGATACCTACTATTAAAAATAAAGTATGTGATGAAGTATAGCGTATTACTTTCTTTACAGATAAATAGTTACCGTGTTTCAGATTACAAAGAAAGTATGATAGATTGAAGGATGCTTTAAATAAGAGGATGCTTTATAAGTCTATAGTGGATATTACACCAGTAGAATCAGTACCAGTAAGATGTATTACTGTTGATAATTCAGAGCATCTTTATCTTTTTGGTAAGCATTTTACTGTAACACACAATACAGCCCTAGCTGCTGCTTTGTGCCTATATTTCCTGATAGCTGATGGTGAAGATGGTGCTGAGGTAGATTTAGCTGCAAACTCTAGAGAATAGGCTAAGATTGCCTTTGAATTTTGTTATGAGTTTGCCAAATAGTTAGACCCTAGTGGCAAATATCTTACTTCACATTTGAAGGGAATTAAGTTTAATGTGAATGCTTCTTAGTTAAAAGTGTTTGCTGCTGATGCTTCTAAGCTTGATGGCTTTAATGCTTCATTTGGCTTAATTGATGAATACCACGCTGCTAAGAATAGTAAGGTTAGGGATGTTATCAAGTCTTCTATGGGTATGAGACAGAATCCGCATCTATGCACTATAACTACTGCTGGATTTGATAAAACTTTGCCCTGCTATTAGCTAAGAAGTACTGCTATAGAGATTCTTCATAAACTGAAAGAAGATGATAGTATGTTTATTGCTATCTATTCTATGGATGATAATGATGATTGGACAGATGAAGATAACTGGGTGAAATGTACCCCTAATATGGATGTAACTGTAACTAAGAAGTATATTAAGGAATAGGTAAAATCAGCACTTAATAATCCATCTGAAGAAGTTGGTGTAAAGACTAAAACCCTTAATCTATGGTGTGATTCTTCTGAAGTCTGGTTATCCGATAGTAATATAGTGAACAGTACTAAGAATGTAAATCTAGCTAGTTTCTAGGATGAACTTTGTTATATAGGTGTGGATTTGTCTGCTACCAGTGATTTAACTGCTGTAAGCTATTTAGTGGTTAAGGATGGTATCTATTACTTTAAGAACTACTATTATCTACCTGAATCATGTCTAGCAAACAATAGCAATAGGGAGAAATATAGACTATGGAGAAATCAGCATCAATTAAATATAACTAGTGGTAATGTTACAGACTATGATTATATAACTAAGGATATGCTTAAATGGATTGATACTGTTAGCATCCAGAAAGTGGGCTATGATAAGTGGAATGCAACCTAGTGGGCTATCTAGGCTACAGAAGAAGGTTTACCACTGGAAGAATATAGCTAGAGCATAGGTAACTTTAACTAGCCTACAAAGGAACTTGAAAGATTGATTTTATCAGGTAAGGTAGTTATAGATAACAATGAAATAACTAGATGGTGTTTCTCTAATGTGCATATTAAAGAAGATCATAATGAGAATGTCAAACCAATTAAGACATAGAAGCAGATGAAAATAGATGGTGTGATAGCAATGATAACAGCTTTAGGATGTTACTTGCAAAACCCAAATAACGGAAAAGAAATATTTATAATATGAAATGGAAATTTTGGCAAAAGGAAAAACCAGAGCAAAGGGCTTTATTTGGTGATTTCTTATCTTATAACAGTGCTAGTAGCTATGCTAATAATAAAGCTATGCTGTTATCTGCTGTTTATAGATGTGTTGAAGTTATATCTGATTCAATAGCTTAGTTACCACTGGAACCTTATAGGGTAGATTAGCTAGGATATAAGATGAAATACACTGAGCACCCTACTTACAATCTTTTAAACCGTGAACCGAATCAGAACATGAGTAAGTTCACCTTTATGAAAACTATGGTGATAAGTATGCTTCTTACTGGTAATGCTTATGCTTATATAGATAGGGATGAAAGAGGAAACGCTAAAGCTCTTTATTATATACCTACAGAACTGGTTACAATACTAAAGCCACAAACTATCAGGGACACTATTAGCTATAATATTACTGGAATGAAGAATGTGGTAGAAGATTGCAATATGATTCATATCCTGAATTTTACCAGTGATGGCTATGAGGGTATATCTACTTTAGCCTATGCTAGAAAAACATTAGGTTTAGCCATGGATGCAGAAGAAAACGCTGAGGGATTTTTTAAGGGTGGTGCTAACTGTGCTGGTATTCTTAAAAGTTCTTCACCTCTAACTTCTAAATAGAAGGAAACACTTAAATCAAGCTGGAACAGTGCTTTTAGTGGTAATACTGGAACGCCTAACGGTGTGGCTGTGCTGGATGCAGATTTGGATTTTCAAGCTGTAACGGTAAATCCATCTGACGCATAGCTATTGGAAACTAGATAGTTTAATGTGATTGATATTTGTAGATTCTTTGGAGTATCGCCAGTAAAGGCTTTTGATTTATCAAAGAGCAGCTACAATACTATAGAATAGATGTAGATAGCCTTCTTAACAGATACTTTGCAGCCTTTACTAGAAAAGTTTGAAGGTGAATTTGTCAGAAAGCTATATAAGCCTAGTGAAAGAGATAGCATAGATGTTAGATTTTCTACAGCACCTTTGTTAAGAGTAGATAAGCAATCTTTGGCTAACTACTATAACACATTATTCTAGATTGGTGCTATAACAACTAACGAGATAAGAAAAGAGCTAGATTTACCTGCTTTACCAGATGGAGACAATTCATTTGTATAGGTTAATATACAGACATTGAAGAAAGCTACTTCTGATAATCCAGACAATACTAATACAATCAAAGAAAAGCTAAATGAAGGAAATTAGAAACTTGGGTGATGTTTCCAGTTTAGAGGGAAGAACAGTAGAAGGATATGCTATTGTATTTGATAGCTTATCTAATGATTTAGGTGGATTCCATGAGATAATAAGTAGAAGTGCTTTAGATGGCATCATAGAAAAATCTGATGTGCTTTGCTTACTTAATCACAATGAAGATAAGGGTGTATTAGCTAGGAGTAACAAAGGTGTAGGTAGCTTAACTTTATCTATTGATGATAGAGGTTTGAAATACAGCTTTGAAGCACCTAATACAGCTTTGGGTGACGAACTGCTGGAAGGACTTAGAAGAGGAGATATTTCTACTAGTTCTTTTGCTTTTACTGTAAAAAGTGATTCATGGTAGAAAAGGGAGGATGGAAGCTATCTTAGAACCATAAATAGCATTAATGAGCTATTTGATGTATCACCAGTATATAAGGCTGCTTATTCTTCTACTACAGTAAACACAAGAGGGCTGGATGAATTGAAACAGAAAGAACAGAAAGAAATAGATGAATATTATCAGGAACTTGAAGCAAAACTAAAATGAACTCAATAGAATTAATAGATAAGAAGGAACAGCTGTAGTTAAAAGCACAAAATATTATCAATCAGGGAAAGCATGAATCAAGAAAGCTAACTACAGATGAAGAAAGAGAATACAATGATTTGTGTAAACAGATAGCAGATACAGAGAATGAAATTAGATAGTTAAATCAGAAATTGAATAAAAAAGAAACAATGAAGAAAGAAACTTTTTCACTTTTAAAGGCTGTTAGAGCTATTGCTAATAACCAACAGTTAGACGAAAGAAGCCAATAGGTAGTAAACGCTGGTATCGCTGAAATGCGTAAATCAGGACAAAGTTATAGTGGCTAGATTATCCTTCCAGTAGAAGAAAGAGCAGATGTGCAGGCAACCGTAGCAGACCATGGCTAGGAGATTGTAGCAGAAGATAAGTTGAATATCTTAGCACCACTTAGAGATAAATTAGTACTTAGTGCTGCTGGTGCTAACTTTATGACTGGTTTAGTAGGTAACGTTTCAATTCCTACTTATGATGGTTCTACAGTAGGTTGGGCTGGTGAAGTTGATGCTGCTGCTGATGGTGCTGGTACTTTTGGAGAAGTAGAACTTAGCCCAAAGAGATTAACAGCTTATGTAGATATTTCTAAGCAGTTCCTTATTCAGGATTCTGTTTCAGCAGAAGCTTTGCTTAGAAAGGATATTGTAGATGCAATTAGTAACAAACTTGAAGCTACTATTTTAGGTGCTGAGGCTGGTAGTACTACAAAGCCAGCTGGTTTGTTTAATGCAGTTGTAGCTGATGAAGCAGATATTACTTATAAGGATATTGTAGCCATGGAACAGAAGTTAGAGGAAGCTAATGTTAGTGGTAATATTACATTTATTGCATCCCCTTATGCTAAGGCTACTTTGAAAACTACTGCTATTGGTGGTACTAAATCAGATGTTAGAATGTTGATGGATAGCGGTGAAGTTGATGGTTATCCAGTGTTAGTTACTAACGGCATGGCTAAGAAAGGACTTATTTTAGGTAACTTTAATGATTTGGTAATCGGACAATGGGGAGGAATTGATTTAACCGTAGATCCTTATACACAAGCAGCTAACGGTAAAATCAGACTGGTAGTAAATGCTTATTTTGATGCTAAGCCACAAAGAGCAGCATCTTTTGTAAAGAAGGTATTGAAGTAATTTTAGTCTGTATAAAAGCTATGTATGTAACACTTGAAGAAGCAAAGAAGCATCTGAATATAGATGATTCATTTAAGGATGATGATAGCTATATAAACAGTCTGATATTAGTGGCGGAAGATGCTATAGAAAAGAATACCGACATAGCTTTGAATGAACAAATGGAAGGTGGTAAATTGCCACCTTCTGTTATTCATTCCATTCTTCTATTAGTTGGAAATCTATATGCAAATAGGGAAGCTACTACTTATTCAAGTATATCAGATGTACCCTATTCTTTCAAATACCTTGTAAACCTTAACCGTAATTTTTAGGTAAGATGAATGCTGGTAGATTAAAAGAGGTAATAACCATATAGAAGCCAACAATATCATAGAATGAATATGGGGCTAATGGTACTCAGTGGACAGACTATATAACAACACGCTCAGATGTGTAGTTTGAATCAGGTAATAGAGACACTGAGAATGGTGAGATAGTTTTTAACTATACTAAGATATTCACTATTAGGTATTATCATAACATAGATGAAAAAGATAGGATATTGTGGAAGGGAAAGCTATATAGAATCCTATCAGTAGAACCAGATAGAAATAAGCAAAGCATCATCATTAGAACAGAATTAATTAATGATTGAGATTGATGATAGCTAGGTTTAGGCTTTGTTTAGCAGACTAACTAGCAGGGAATAGGATAAGGCTTTTAAATAGACACTAAGAAAGGCTGGAAACATGTTAGTTAAGGCTACTAGAAACTAGCTGAAAAGAGTGGTTAGGAACTCTAATAAGAGGTCTGTTAAATATGGAAAATCCCTATAGTCTGGTGTTAAGTGCAAACTAGTTAAAGAGAATGGGGCTAATGTCGCTAAGGTGCATATCATGGGTGATTTCCGTTTGAAGTTTTTTGAGAAAGGAACTGCTTTAAGACGTACCAAAGGACATAGAATAACCGGCTATATAGATGTCCGGCATCTTAGAAGAACTGGTAGGGGTGGAAACAGAGGAAGAATAAGAAGTGCATATTTCTTTGATAAAGCTAAAAGAACTTCTGAAACTTCTATATTTGAAAGCATGAATTAGATGTTAAAGGAATCAATATTAAGAGCAGCTAATAACAGATGATGGATAGTTTAAATATAGGAAAAGCAATATATACTATACTACAGACTAGTATAGATATAGATAAGAAGATTTATCCCCTGATAGCAGATGAAGGTACTACATTCCCATTCATCATTTATAAGAGAACTGGATTAACTCCTGAAAGCACTAAGGATAATACTAATGAAAATGTTTCTGTAGAAATAAATATAGCTTCTTCTAACTATTCAGAAAGTATAGATTTAGCTATTAAGGTTAGAAAAGCTTTGGAGCATAAAAAGGGTACTTATTCAGATATAGCTATAGAGGATATTGTTATAGATGATGCAACAGAAGATTATATAGAAGATACGTTTATATAGACATTGACTTTTAAAATAGAACTACAATGAGCAAAATAAAAGGTGGTGATATGATGCTGTTTTTAAACAGCAAATCAATAGCCTATGCAACTTCACACACATTAACTATTAGTGGTGATACTCAGGACACATCTAATAAAGATGAAGGTGGTGGTGATTGGGCTAGCAATGAGATTAGCAAATTAAGCTGGACAGCACAAAGTGAAAATATGTATTCAATAGATGGTAAAGGAAGTAACTTTGATGATTTGTTTGATATAATGGTAGCAAAAACACCAGTATCAGCAACCTTTAGCAAAAAGAAAGAAACAGATACTGATGTGCCTGAAACTGGCTGGACAGCTAGTAAACCAGACTATGAAGGTAAGGTAATTATTACCTCTTTAGAACTTAATGCGCCAAATGGAGAATATGCGACATATACAGTACAGTTTACTGGTGTTGGTGCTTTAAAGAAAGTAGAAGCTTAAATTTTATAACCATATAGCCTTTGTGCCTTTAGCTATGAGGGCATGAGGGCTATTTTTATTTTATACAGACTATGAAGACAATTACAATCAATAATACAGAATATGAAATTAGATATACAATAAGAGCTTTATTTATCTTTGAACAGATAAAAGGTGAAGCATTCCAGATTAGAACAACACTTGATAACTATCTGTTTTTATATAGCATGATATTAGCTAGTAATAAAGACAAACCATTATCATGGGATGATTTTCTGGATGCTATAGATAATGACCCTTCTATAATTGCTTAGTTAAATACTATCACATCTGAGACTTTGGGCAAAGATAACCTTTTCACTTAGCCAGAAGATAGTGATGAAAAAAAAAGTTGAGTATCTCAGAAATTTATGCTATCTTAGTTATCTAGCTTCATTATAATCCAAAGTATGTTTTAGATGAAATGGAAATGTATGAAGTTAGGGCTGCTATGAGATATTCTTACTATGCTAATAAAGACTTATGGGAAGCCAATAGACTAATAGCCTATATGGTTGCTTAGGTAAATAGTAAGAAGCGTTTATAGCTGTAGGATATAGTAAGGTTTCCATGGGAGGAAGTCTAGGGAGATACTAGCATAAGTAAAGAGGATATAGAAAGGTTACGAATAAAAGCAGAAAACTATTTAAAACTACATAAATAATGGCACAAGCGGATTTTGTAACAAGAATATTACTTGAAAATCAACAGTTCAGAAATCAGTTATAGGACTGTTAGCAACAGATTAGAAACTTACGAAGTTCTTCTAATAGTGCATCTTTATCTATCAACAATATTAGAAGCTCCTTAGTTAGCATGGGTGCAAAGTATCTAGCACCACTAGCTATAGCTACAGCAGTTAAGGAGATTGGAACTAAAGCTATTGAAGCCAGAAGTAAGATAGAATCATTAGAAGTATCATTCACTACCTTATTAAATAGTAGTGAAAAGGCTTCTTCTTTAGTAAACCAGTTGAAGGAATATGGAGCTAAAACTCCTTATGATACTGAGGGATTAGCTAAAGCTGCATAGACTATGCTTAGTTTTGGTATAAGCTATGAAAGGGTTTTGCCAACGCTGAAATAGTTAGGTGATGTAGCTATGGGTAATACTGATAAGATGCAAAGATTAGCTTTAGCCTTTTCTTAGATGTCTGCATCTGGTAAGGTGATGAAAGAAGATTTAAACTAGATGATAGATGCTGGTTTTAATCCTCTATCTGTTATTTCTAAGCAGACTGGTGAAAGCATAGGAGAGTTATTAGATAAAGTAAGCAAAGGTGAAATATCTGTAGAACAGATAGCCTAGGCTTTTGCTGATGCTACAGCTTAGGGTGGTTAGTTTCACGATATGGCTGTAAATATGAGTGAGACAGTAGAGGGTAAAATATCTACTTTAAATGATGCTATAGATGAAACTTATGCTGCTATAGGTAAGTTGATAGAGCCAGCTGTTAAAAGTAGCCTGAATGGATTGATTTCTATCTTTGATGGTATAACAGAAAGCGTAAACTGGCTGAATGATGCTATAGATGATGCTTCTACTAAGTTGAGACAGCTAACCTTTGGTGATTCTGCTGAGGAATTTATGGCTAAAAGAGGATAGTTTCTTAATGGAAACAAAAGGGCTGGTACATATAAGGTAGGTAACAGATACCTAAAGGATGGTGAATCATATTCATATAATTATAAAGCAAAGGATGGTAAGATTCATACTGTAACAAAGCAGCTTTCTGAGGGAGTTGTTAAAGTTGTATCTGATGTTATAGCTAAGACTGCTAAGAAGGTAAGTACTGTAAAAGTACCACATAGAACTAGAGTAAAGAATAATTTCAAGCAGACTAAATAGGAAAATCCAGAAGGTTCTATAGCTTGGTATGATGACTAGATTAACTTAAAGCAGAAGCAATTATCTGTAACAGTTAATCCTATGGACTATCAGAAGATAAATAAGGAACTGGATAATCTGGTAGAAGAAAAACGCTTTTTGGAGATAAGGCTAAAAGGTACTAACTTAAAGGATATAATATCAGAAATAGATACAGAATCGGTTAATCCTTTTTCTATTGATATGGATGCTATAAATAACATCAAAGTACCTTAGCCAGAAATTAGCGGTTTGGTGGAAATGTCGGGATGGCTGGAGAATAACCAGTAGTCAGTTCTGGCTTTAACTAGTGCATTTCAGGGCTTAGGTTCTGCTATGTCTTAGTTAGGAGCTGGTGATACTGTAGCAATGTTGGCTTAGGTAACTGCTTAGATAGCTTCTGCTGCTATGTCTTATGTTGCTTTGGCTACAGCTGCTGGTACTGCTAGTGCTATGAAGATGCCATTCCCTGCTAACTTAGCAGCAGTAGCAACAGTAATAGCAACAGTGGTAGGTATCGCTGCTACTGTTAGTGGTTATTTGTCTGGTTCTTATGCAGAAGGTGGTATCATTAACGGAGCTACAACTCATGGGGATTAGTTACTGGCTAGAGTGAATGCTGGTGAAATGATTCTGAATGGCACATAGCAAAGAAACTTATTTAATATGCTTGATAATGCTGGGGCTACTGGTGGAATAGGTGGTTAGATTAATTTCAAATTAAAAGGTTCAGATTTGTATGGTTCACTAAGGAACTATAGCAATATAAAGGCTAAATCTGGAAAAATAACTGGAATCAAATAATTATGTATATTCATGGATAGTTTAGAGACGTTAATAATGTGCTTTACTCAGTACATATATTAAGTAATGATGATAAAACGGAAGAAATGATTATAGGAGAAAATGGGCTATACTTTAGTGGTAGCCCTATCTCTATAGAAACAGATAATGAAGATACTTTTCAGACTATTATTAAGAGGTCTGCTAGTATTAATTTAGTTACTAAAGATTATATAGGTGATAAGCTATTTGCAGACAATTCACGTAATATCAAAGTAAACATTTATAAGGGAGATAAGTGTATTTATGCTGGCTTTGTTGAACCTAATACATTTAGCTAGCCTTTTGTTAATGGGCTAGATGAGTTTACTGTAAATACTACAGATGCTTTAGCTACATTACAGTACTATAACTATGGTGATGTTAATCTGAATAACTATAAGGCTTCTAGGGCTAAAGCTAGTGTAAAATCATTCAAAGATATGTTGGATTAGATAATGCTGGATATTCAGGATATAGACATAGTTAATGGTACTAAGGGAAAGATTTTCTATGATTTGTCTAAAGGTGTATCTAAGGGAAAGGAGAAAACAATCTTTTCAGATTGTAGCATGAGTGAGTTATATATGCTGGGTGATGAAGCTGATGATGTCTGGACTAATGAAGATGTAATTAGCTAGATGATGCAATATCTTAACCTTCATATTATCTAGGATGGATTTGATTATTATATATATGACTGGAATACTATAAAGGACAAAAGAACTGGCTGGTATAATCTTACAGAAGATACAGCAGTAACTATTACCCCTACATTATTAGAAATGACAGCAGATTTGCATTCTAGTGATGATACAAATCTATCAGTAGCAGACGTATATAATCAGGTATCTATAAAATGTAGTTTGGAAGATTAGGACAGTGTTATAGAAAGCCCTATGGATTCAGAAAATCTAAGTTCCCTTTATAATGGTAAGCAGAAATTTATGACTGAATATATATCAGAGGGTGAAGGTGTGAGGGCTAATAATGCCTTCTTTGATATGATCCATGATAGGGCTACTTCTTATGAGGCTTGTAAAATTGTGGACTGGTATCTATAGGCTATGTATAATATAAACTGGAACTTTATTACACCTAAAGGATATATAACTAGTCTTTGTGAACTGAGTAATGGGGTTTATGTAAATCAGTGGAAGCTACCAAAGTACTTAAAGGATAACTAGCTTATTCCTTGCATCTTTAAAATGGGTAGTGTAAAAAAGTAGAATGATGTTACTGATAATTCCCCTACATCAAAAATAGATATGAATACTTATCTGTATATCTCAATTAATGGTAATGGGGATGATACGGAAACAAATCATTCTCCTTCTGATTAGACAATAAAAGATAGAAGTGGGATGATAGAATATATAGGTAATAACTCAGGTGGTGTTTTTTCCCCAACAGATGATATTACTACTAACTATTTAGTGTTTAGTGGTGAAATGTGCCTGATGCCTATACAGAAGGAAACAGAAATCTTTTCCATCCTTTAGAAGCATGATAGGGGTGATTATTGGCATAGAACAGTACCTAGTGATAATAATGGGGATGGTAGATATTATACTAGAAGGTGGTACACATAGGAAAAGCCATCTGATACACCTTCTTCTTATTTATCTAATGCTTTAAGCCTTCATCCATGGACAACAGATAAAGCTAACCATGAACTACAGTATAACTATACTGCTAATGGTGATTCTACAGATATGTTTAAGAAACTACCTATTCTTGAATGTGAACTTATTATAGGTAATAAAAGACTGGTAGAAACTAATATAGATACCTATGGAAATTCTACCTATCAATGGGTGAAGATTGGGGAAGAACCTACTATAGATGGTGAAAAGAAAACCACATTTTCTTTAGGTATAGACCCAAAGATAGGGGATAAGATTATAGGTGATGAATTTGATATATAGAATAACATTAGCTATACTATGAATCTGGATGCTAAGGGTACTGCTATACCGATTAAGAAGTCTGATGCTTTATCTGGTGCTGTTGTGTTTAGAATATTAGGACCAGTTAATCTAACTTGGAATGATATAACTAGAAGACATCCTTCTTTCTGGAGACATACTAAATGGTACAATAATACTAAGTTTGTCTTATCTCATATAGAAAACATCATTATAAAGAATTTTGAGTGCAAAATATATTCAGACTAGGGAGGGAATGAGAATAAGCAGGATAATGATTTGATATATATGAGTAATGAAACGGATAGATTTATTAATAAGAAAGATGATGTAGAATTTAAGTTTATTACTTAGCTAAGTAGTTCTGAATGTGCTAAGAAGGGAATAAAGAACACTGTAAACCTGAATGCAGTGATAGAAACAGATTCCCAGACACCATTAGAAAGTATCTACAATGCTACTACAATGGAAACGGCAAAACCAGAGGAGCATTATATCAATCAGTACTATCTTTCTTATTCTAGACCTAAACTTATCATGGAAACAGATTTGCATGATTCACCTTCTATTAGCATCCATTCTATATTACATAGTAAGGTATTAAATAGAAACTTCTTTGTTCAGTCTATTGATAGAGATTTGAAAGAAAGTACAGTACATATAAAACTAAAGGAAGTATGATAAATATACAATCATTTGCCAAAGCTAAGAATACTGGTTCTTCTGGTTCTTCCAGTAAGAGCAGTTCCTCTTAGTCTAGCATCAATAATACTAGCACTTCCATTACAGAAGATACTATTAACATCTTTGCCACTTCTGATTAGGATATGACAGAAGTAATCCAGTCTGCTTTAGATGCAGCATATACATCTGGCAAGAAAATAGTATTTGGTAGTGGAGAGTTTTTAGTAACTAGGGCTGTTTATATCCATGATGGTACGGTTATAGAAGGATAGGGAATCTACAACACTATAATAAGAACCCCATTTATGAAGAAGCCTAGTTACTTTGAAAAAGATACATTGGCATATCAAAAGGCTACTGTGGCTTTGGGATATGTAACTAGAGATAAGAAGAAATATAATACAGCTACTGATGCTAAAAATTGTCCTACTTTGGATTTGAAGAATGGACATAACAGATTTTATTTAGGTGATGGTGCTGTAGGTTATTATGATGGAGATAGAGATAAGAATAAAAACCATCCTTTATATTATCCTAATGATAATAGTGAGGAATGGAAACAATGGGATAAAGAAAGAACTAAGATATAGTCTTAGGGTAGATGGGTAGGCTTAACTGGTCGTGAGAACTATTCTAGAGGTTTAATAAAATCATCCCAGTAGCCTAATCTTACTTATCCTGAAACGTATAAGGTAAATCCAAACGGAACAGCTTTTACTGGTGTGAGAGATATTAGCATAAGTAATATATGTATTACTACAAATTCATCTGATAGAGGTAAAGATGATGCTATCAATTTTAACTATTCACCTTCATCCTTAACTGGTAGTTTGTCTAGCTATGATTCTTCTGTTTTGAATGTATCTTTATCTGATGTATGGTTAAGAGATATTGGCGGTAATGCTTATGAAGCCTATAGAGCAGTTCAGAACTCATTTAAGAATGTAGGAGCATGGAGAGTAGCAGAAAGTGGCTTTAAGATTCTTGGTGTTACTTCTGTGAACTTTACTTCATGCTACTGTAATAGCTGCTTAAATGCTGGCTATAACTTGAAGGGCACTAGCTATTCATCTTTGTAGGCTTGTGCTGCTGATGGATGTGGAGTAGGTTATAAGTTGGATAACTGTAATTCTGTTACCTTATAGGGATGTGGAGCAGAAGCCAGTAGATATACTAATACGTTATCTTTAGATGAAGAAGATGGTGAAATAGATATAGATATATTATATCGAGGAAACTCCTATTTTGTGACGGATAGCAACAGTATAGGATTATATAACTGCTATGCTTTTGCCTTTAGGGGTACTATACTTACATCTGATGATAGTGAATTAGATATACCTGATTATTCAAATACTTCTAGACATATCCACATAGTTAGAAGTAAAGGAGTGATAGCAGAAAACTGCTACCTGAAATCTATGTAGAGAATCAGAACAACACCATTTAGAAATTCTGCTGGTAAATGCAGTATAACCTAGGGTAAGTATGATGAAACTGATTCTAACTGTAGAACTTGGCTGGTTCAAACCTATCTAGTAGGTAAGCAATATGAGATTGTAGAATCTGATGTTAGTCTGGTATCTAATCAGTCTTTGGAAGATTTGAAGGCAACAAACAGTATTAGATGCAGTAATCTGGACTTTCTAGACCCAGGAACAGTAGCTAACCCTAATGGATATGATACAGCAGGGAAAACACTATCTGATAGAGATGGAAATGGTGGATGGACTAGAGTTGTGGATGGCTAGACAATTCCTATAACCATGGAAGACTTTGAAGCCCTTTTCCCTTTAAATGCTACAAAGAAGACTGGTGAGCGTACAACTTACTGGGAATGGCGGCATTCTTTAATATTACTCAGGGTTTATACTGAAACTGTAGGTTAGTAGAATTTTGTGGGTTATAGGGATAAGTAGCCTAGTGGGGCTATAGATTGGAGTACCTTTAACTATTCACCATATAGGCTAGATGTGATAAAGGACAGAACAAATACAGATAGATTAGATGGAAATCCAGATAATTGGGGATGTGGTGATTTTATAGAAAGTACATCTAACATTCCTATAGTTAATTACATTCCAGCTACAGTTAATAATTATAGCTTTGGTAGTAGAGTAGCTATAAATAACTAGTATAAGGGAAGTGAAAAGATACAGTCTGATGCTTCTGTAGTTACCATCATGGGTAACTAGACAAAGGAAACGTTAGATCAAAGTGGTAGTGTAATAAGTTCTTCTGATGATGATTTGCTAACCATGAGATTTTTGAAGACTAAGAGTAGGCTAATAGCTGGTACTATGGGATTAGCTGTTAAGGATTCTGATAATTATCTGCTGGGTGGTATCAATGCCTATAACACTAAAGATTCTTCTGGTTCAGTAGCATCTGATTTCATGCTATCTTTTGGTTAGAAGAATAGTCTTAGAAACATAATTAGTAGAAGAACGTCAGACTATGAAAGCATAGCCCATTTTAGTAATACCAAAGCTACAGACATTCTTTCTTTGCAGAAAGCTGTTAATGAGATTATAACCAGATTAGAAAACCATGGCTTAGTTAATACTTATGTAGCACCACCTATTTAGCCTACATCATTCAGTATAACTACATCTAACTATGATGCTACAGCTAAAACTATTGATGTTACTTATAGCTATACTGCTGGCTATGATGTGTATGGAAGTGGTATCGCATACAGTTCTACTAATACCACACCTACTTATAGTTAGAACCACATAGAAAGTACACTAGATTCACCAGTTACTGTAACGTTGAAATTAGGCAATGGATTAAAGAGATATGTTAGAATCTATTTGAACAAAGCAGAAAAAACTACTTCTGATTCTGATAGAGAATATAGTTAGACTTTTACGATAACAAATAATGGTGTAAGCTGATGAAAGAAAACTGGAAACAACTAGGCTTTAAGGATAAGGCACAATATACTACAGCTATGGTAATGATAGCTAGTGGTATTCTTCTAGCATTCCTTAGTTTCTTATCCATCCATACTATAGCTAGTGGAACACTTATCTATATTGCATAGGCTTTTACAGCTGGAGGTGCAATCTTTGGGGTTAGTGTTTACTTTAAGAACTAGCTAATAGAAGCGCATGGTGAAACTATGAATAAGGTGAAGGAGTTGATAGAAGATGTAGTAGATAGAAAGATGAATAATTAATTAGAGTTAATAAGGGCTGGTATCATTTGAGGTATCAGCCTTTTTTATTATCTTTGCTGCATTATTAACTAATTAAATAGATAAGATATGAGGGTATTTCCTGAGTTTTTTTATAATATGACTGATGATAAAGGTAATATAGTCAAGGATGAAAAAGGTGAGCCGATTATACAGTATAATCAGCTGGCTTATTGTAAATATTATGCTGAAAATATACAAGAATACGATGAATTGCCTGATGGTAAAAAGATATATGAAGGCATATCTTTGGCAGAATTTGGTGCTAATTTTGGAAGTAATATAGAGGATGAATGTGAACTGTTAAGATTCATAGTTAATATGATAATTTCAGATAGGGAATTAGAAGAATTGCAAGTAAAAATTATAAAAAAAGTAATAGATAACTTTTGCTTATTCAATTTTTTAGCCTTATCTACATTTGTAAATGTGATTATCAGAGCTAGATATTATTTTCTATTAGAGCCTACAGCAGAAGAACTAGCTAAGGAGATTAAAGGAAACTTCAAAGCAGTTACTTTTACAAAGAATGATGGCAAGAAAGTAACTTATGATTCTGATGAGTTTATAACTATGCTTAATAATGCCATTGGTAGCTATAAAGGTGAATCAAATAATTACGAATGTAAGAAGATAGTTAGAATAGATGAGATTGCCAATAATGAAGTACTGCAAAGTGTATTTGTGGTAAAGATGGCACAGTTCCTACAGAGATATTTTCCTAATGCTAAGAGAAGGGCTAATTGTTGTATGGTTTCAAAGCTAGAGCAAACTTTGATTTTAAAGCTGCTTAGTTTCTATGGATTAGCACCAAAAGGGGTAACACTAAGCACTTCTAGATTTAGGCAGTTGGTAGCTACTTATAATAAGTCGGTACATAATGAGGAAATTCAGATATTTGGAAATAGTGTAGCTTTTCATGCTTCATTTGTCAGTTATAGCCAATGGCACTACGATAAGCATTGGATTGAAAAAGAGATAAAGACCCCATTTAGTGAAGAAAGTACTATAGAACTTATTCACTCTAAAGAAGACTTAGCAAAATTTAGTTTTAAAGACTTCTATAAACCATCTAAGTAGTATATATAATAAGGTTTAATTGCCTTCAAAGTGTTAGAAAAACAAGTATCTGTTTACTAACACTTATTTTTTTGGAAGTTATTAGAATTTGCCTTATCTTTGCACCCGTCAAATAAAAGCTTTGACTAGTGCAAACCATTAACAGAAGCTGTAGCCCGTGGATTTGCATGAATCAATGTAGGGAGGTATCCAGCATATATAGATATGAAGTCAAATAATAATGAAGTTGTGGAGACTGCTAAAGACAAGTTTTTGAAGAAAGTAGAAGATACCTTAAAAACTTATTGTATAGAGTCTTTTATGGATGATGTCATAGGTGATGATATTGGTGATATTTATGCCGATATTGAGTGCTTAATGGATGATGCTAAAGAGAGTAATAATAAGGATGCTTTGGCAGATTTAACAGCTGCTTACAAAGAATTGCAGCGTGCAGAAAGAAGCTACAGTGATGAGGTGCGTAGTATTAACAAATAAATAGTATAGTTATGGAAAAGAAGGAAATATTTACATTGGCAAACGTGAAGGCAGAAGGTAAGGAGATAGCTTTTATCAAAGGCAATAGAGATATAGCTAAGGGTAATGTAAACAGTAAGGTTAAATCTCTATCAGAGTGTAGAATGAATCTAGTACCTATGATGGTAGTAGAAGGTAAGAAGGCTGTAGATGATGGCTGTAGCTTGGTATCACCAGATGGAGCAGATATAACTAACGATGATGCAGAGAAGTGTCTTGTTATAGTAGATGGTCAGCACCGTTATAAAGCTGCTATGAAGTTGTTGGAAGAAGAAAAGGATAATGATGAGAAAACTATCACAGATGATTCTATTCGTTTCTTTCTAGATTATAGTGGCAGGGACACAAAGGAACTCTTAGCTGTAACTAATATCGAGAGTGTCAAGTGGAAAGCTGAGGACTATGCTAAAGGTGCTGTGCTGTATAAGCCAGATGATAAGGTAGCTAAGTTTGCAAATGAGTATCTGGCACAAGGTGTAAAAATATCCACTATTAGTATATATTTGTTTGGGCAGTCTGGAGTATTAACACCAACAGTTTTAGGTAAGATGATGAAAGGAAAAGAGGTAACTTTTAAGAAACAGCTTAATTTGGAAATAGCAAAAGAAGTACTACCACAATTAATAGCTAAAGTAGGCACTAAGTTTGCTGGTACAAGATACTGTGCTGATGGTTTATATAGTGTTCTAACTAATATTGGCATAGTTAACTACAAAAAGGTAATCGAAGCCATCAAGAATCTAGCAGATAATGATGTGAAGCTAATTTTAAGTGCAGAGAAAGAAGATAAACAAACTAAGTTTGAAACACTTCTTACAGCTAGATTACCTAAAGAAAAATAAAGTATCTATAGAATATTATATTTGCATTTTAAGGGGGCTATCACTTCGGTGGTAGCCTTCTTTTCGTTTATAGGGGTATGGGGTTAAATTTTAAGCATGAAGCCGCTGAAACCCCACGCCACCGTTCTTTATGCCACTATGAGTTTTCAAACTTAGAAAACCAGTTAAACTACTAGAAACCAGTCTGTAAGTTAATTTTAGTTAATAATTTCTTGGGGTAAAATAAAGCAAATATAGCGTAACTGATTGATAATCAATAAATATTTGTCTTTGTAACTTTGATGTCTTATTTGTTGAACGAGCAACGTCGAAGCCCACGCCGATATGTATACACTTATCCCTATA